GGGCCCCAGAGGTCGTGACCGCCGTGGAGATCGAAGCAGACACCACGAACGCGACGCTGGTCGCACCAGACGTCGTCGCAGCCGTGGACACGGCACCCGCAAGGGACTCGGTGATCGAGGGCGCGGCAGCCGTGGTGACAGCCGTCGAGATGGCCGTGGCCAGGTTCTTGGTGTCGGACAGCGCTGTCGACGTGGTGACAGCCGTCGAGATAGCCGCCGCCAGGCTTTCCGTAAGCGCCAAGGCCCCGGAGGTTGTGGCCGCCGTGGAAGCAGCACCTGCCAGCGGAATGCCATCGGTGAGGGCCGACGTGACCGTGGCGAACGCGCTGGCCGCAGCCGCGATGTTCTTGGTGAGGGAGGCTGAAGCCGCGACGGTCGCGGCCCCGGTGATTACGCCATTGAGATTGGGATACCGATCAACGGCAGCGGAAACCCCCGCCGTGCAGTTGATGGATGCTGCAAGCGACTGGTTGGTTCCCGCCGACCCGTTAAGAGCAGCGGCATTCAGTGCCCCGCTGTTGAGCAGCATCCACCGCCCCGATTAGGCGAAGGTGATCGACAGCGACGCAGCCGGGAAAGTAACGGTGTCGGACTGGTTGATCGTCTTGGCAATCGTCAGAGCGCCCCAGAACAGCAGGTTGCCGCCGCTGGAAGCGTCGTAGATGCCGAAGTGGGTTACGGTGCCCCAGGAGCCGCCAGGCGTCGGGAACGTGATGGCAGCGTTGTTGCTGGTCTGGCCGCCGGTGCCGCTGGAAGCGGTCGTGGAGGCGGCAGCTTGAGTGCCAGCCCAGTTGGCCAGCGAGGACGTCACCGCAACGCGGGCGTAGCTGGTGCCGGAACACTCGGTGCCGCCGCCTGCATCGCTGGGAGCAGCGGTCAGAAGCGCCACGTACAGCGTGGTCGTGGTGGGGGCCGTCTGGCCACGGAAGAGCTGGTCAACGAGTTTGTTTTCCAGGTAGTCGGACATTGCAGACATGGTCTACTCCTTATGCAAATTGAGAACGCACGTTGAATTTCAGAACGTCATAGACCGTCTGAATCTGACCGTCGAAATCGATCTCGACCTCGCCTTCGTAAAGGCCAGGGTCAACATTGAGTTCGCCGTTTGCGAAGTTGAAGCGGACGATCCCCGTGGAGCCGCCGCTCACCTTTTCGCAGGTGATGGTTGAAAGAATGGTGTCGCTGCCCGCAGCACGAAAATGGATGCGGATCACGACGCTGGCGTCCGAGACGTTGATGGCGGAGCCCGTTGCCGGGTCCGTCAGCGTCAGCCGGATGTAGGGGAGGGTGTCGCCCTGAACGAGTTTGATTCGACTCATCTACTCACTCCTTCGGGGAAACGGTCGCCGTTGCGGACGCTTCCACGGTGAGCCCGGCCTTGAACACCTCGTAGTACGCGGCGGCCTTGGCTTCGTTGCCCGCGTACTCGGCATCCTTGGTGTAGGAGCGGTAGAGGACGTAGTTGGTCAGGGCGTTGGCGTAGATGTCCGGCACGCTCAGGTTGCCAGTCACAGCGCTGTACGTCTGGCCGGCTGCCGGCTCGGTCAGGTCGGTGGGGTAGGCCGAATAGACCATCTCCACCGAGGCGCCGCTCGAGGCAGCGGGCGGGTACACGTAGAACACGCGAGGGTCGCGCGGGTCGTAGGTGTAGTTCAGGATCTCGGTCACGCCGGTGAGGCTGTGCCACTCGGGCGACTGCGCGTCGAGGATGTGGCGCGACGTCATGCGAATGACGCGCTTGTTGCCGCCGGTGTTGCGGATGACCTCGATCAGCTTGGAGCCGTTGGACGGCAGCGCCTGGCGCGAGCCGGCCGCCAGAGTGAGCGACGTGTTGGTGACCATCGCATCGGGGCGGTACAGCACCACTTCGCGCTGCCCGTCGTTCAGGTAGCGCACGAGTTCGGCCACGGGCCAGCGGACGGAGTTGACGTCCTGCAAGGTCTCGACGACGCGGCGAATGATGGATTGAGCAGTGATCGCCATGTCAGAAGGCCCTCATTTGGACGCTCAGCGACGACTGCACGTTGCCGTGCATCGTGTCGGCGCGAGCGCGGTTGGTCAGTGCACGAGCGGCCACGCCAGCGGCGGCAGCACGCCCGAAGTCGGTGTACGGCTGGTCGGGGACCGCGCACAGGATGGAGATGGCGCCGTTGACGATTCCCTCGATGTAGCGGTCGTACAGGACGTCGTGCACCTTGGTCGTCGTGCGGGTCGGCTTCAGCGCCACGCGCACGCGCAGGCTGTTGGCCTTCGTCACGTCGGGGGTCGGCATCAGCGTGAGGCTGAACACCTCGTCCACCATTTCGCCAAAGAAAAAGCGCGGAGCGCCGGGCGAGGTGGAGTACATGCCGGTGGCCGTGTCGTACGGCACCGAGGGGATGATCTTGCCGTCGTACCAGACCTTCAGGACGGTACTCACGACGGTGTAGGCGTCGGGCGCCTCGAGTTCGTACGTGGGAACTGCGACGATGGTGGTCAGCGGGTCCAGCGTGGTCGAGACAACATTGGAGTCGGTGCAAAAGCGAATGGCAGAGTCACGCAGCGCCTGAATGGCGAGCGGTTCCGAGACGCCGAGCACATACGGCATCAGTCGCGGCAGGAATTGACTCAGTTCGACCACAGCACCACCTTGAAGAAAAGCCCGGCGTGGGCCGGGCCATTCTAACGTACTAACACGTTATGCACCAGCAGCTAACTTAAACGTCAGCCACGAGCATCGGAACTTCGGTACCAGCCCACAAACCGGCTGCGGCCAGCGCGCCAGGTCCAGGGTTACCTTCGTGCTCAGCTTCAATCGCCTGGGCCTGCACAACCGAGAACCCGACCCGAACGAGCGAGTCGATGTTTGCGGCGGTGGCAGCGGCATTGGGCCAAGATGCGGTTTGCAGGTTCGTCAGGGCCACAGCCTTGGCGTACGAGAAACCAGCCTTGATGTAGTCGTCCATTGCAGCCATGTCGTTCTCCTAGAAGTTGGAGAAGGGGGGCCGAAGCCCCCCCGTCCGATTAGGCTACGACGCCCAGCACCAGGGACTCGGGCTTGGCAACCTTGAAGCCGTAGACGTTCAGCGAACGGATGTAGTCGCCGAAGTCGTTGGGGTTGCGGACCGTCTCCATCTTCGTGATCTGGGAGGCGAAGGTGATCGCGCTCTTGTGACCGGCGATGATGGCGCGGCGCTTCAGCACAGCACCGGTGGAGGTGACGCTGGTCTCGTCGCCCTTGCCAGAGGTCCAGGCGGTACCGGTGCCGGCGGCGCCCTTGGGCAACTGGTTGCTCACGTACACGGTGAAACGGTCGATCTTGCCGATCTTGCCGTTGCGCACAGCGGAGCTGTCGTCACCCATGAACTGGGCCTGGGCCAAGTTCGACTGGAGCAGCAGGTAGCGGGTGGCGGGGTCAATGACCAGCCAGCGGTCGCTCTCGGGCACGTTCTGCTCGTCCAGCACGGAGGCCATCGACAGGATCGTCGACAGCACGTTGGCGGCGGTCAGGGCCACGGGGGCGGCGTCGGTGCCCAGGTTGTAGCTGGACGACTTCACACCGGCGGTAGCACCCTTGTTGGCGGCGGCGCCAGCCGAGAAGGTGTTGTACAGCACGTTGCTGTCGATGGCGATGCGCATCTGCTGAGCGGCGTCAGCAGCGAACATGTCCAGCAGGTTGGGCTTGGCCTGGTACTCCAGGACGTCGTTGATCTGGAAGGCAAAGTACTTGCCCTTGTCGATCACGAGTTCCTGCATGTCGGGCGTGGGAGCTTCGTACGAAACGCCAGAACCGGCGGTGTAGTTGCTCACGCTGATGGTAGGCGCGGTGTGGATGTACACCTTGTCGCCCATCGAGCTGACTTCGCCTTGCCAGTTGGTGTTGGCGATGTCGCCGTACACGGAGGCGGCGTAGAACTTCTCGTTCAGCTTGGCGGACCAAACTGCGGGAATGAACGTGCCGCTGTAAGGCGGGGTGGTGTTGAACGGGGATGCGACCGGGAAAACGGCGCTCGAGTTTTGCGTGACTGCCATGATGGCCTCCTTGAAGAAACAAACAGGGTGGCCATCACGGGGTGCAGTTCTTTACCGAATGCGTCCTTCCGCCATGGCCAGATTGATCGCAGCCTCGATGGCCTGCATGTCGGCCTCGCGTCCTCGGAACTCGCCTTTGCGTTTGGCCTCATAGAACGCGATGACTTCGTTCTGAGCCCAGACTTTCGGCTGGTTAGGAGTTGGCGGGGCGGAAGCAGCAGAACCCTTGGGGCTGACTTGCTTGTCCACCACGGATGTCGCGGGCTTGGTCGGCGCCTGGGGAAGAGTGGCTGCGAAGGCCTTGAACACTGCGGCTGCGCGGTCCGAGTTCAGCGTCTGCTGGGCTGCGTCCAGGGCTGCCTGACGGGGTTGCCCGAGCAGGGGGTCGACTTCTGCGAGCCAGGCGAGGAACGCCTGATTTGCGTTGGTCTGCTCCCAGTCTGGGACCATCTTCGTCAGGCGGTCGAAGAACGCCTGCTCTGCATTCACCGCCACGGTCTGGGTCGTGCCTTGAAGGGCCTGCTCCAGTTGCGCGATGCGTTGTTCAATCACTTTCGCGGCGTTGCCAAGCGATGACTGGGCAACACGTTGAACCATCTCCACCAAGTCCTGGCCGAAGTTCTCGACGTCCTTGGGGTCGGCCACAGCGGGTTGGGCGGCTTGCGCAGCTTGCGCATCCGCAGCGGCATTCAGTCTCTCGACTGCTGTCTGGAGCTTCCCCTCGAGATCCTTGACCCTGCCTTGCAAGGTCGGGACTTCGCGGTTGAACAAGCCCTGGAGGGTCTTGTACTTGTGCTCCCAGACGTCCGGCTGGGGTTGCGTTTGCGCTTGCGGCTCAGGGGCCGGTTGCGGCTCTGGCGCTGGTGCAACAGGTGCAGGGGTGGGCTCGGGGACCGGTTCCGCCGGGGTTGGATCTTGTGGCGATGGGTCAGCGGGTGCCGGGG